AAAAAAAAATAGGGCCGTAGCCCTAATCTCATCCTTTGTTTAGATATTTAATCCCTAGGATAATTAAAGCCAGCCCAATAATAATATTCATAAGTTTGTTCTCCTTTCTCTTTCTATTATACCAATAGAAAAAAAAAAGGGACTTGTAAATCCCCTATTCGCTATACTTCCAGAATGAGCTGATTATCATCATTATAAACATGAATCCTGAAATCCAAATTGTAACTTCAAGAGGGATATTGCTATTAAAATAGCTAAATATCGCATTCTTGAGATTAATTACAAATTGATGAAAACTCTCATCATATTTATATTGTATTGTTAACCAATGCCCAACAGCATGGAATAATATAATAGCGAATCCGTATATGATTCCCATCCCTTTGTTCTTGAATTTATTCATTTTAAAATTCCTCTCTTTCTATTATACGAGAGGATAAAAGTGTGTTACCTTTCACAATAACACACCTAGATATTACCAAGTCTTGTCGTATCGTCGTTCAAGGATACCGTAAGTTTCACCTGTAATATCGCCGATAGTAATCCAGGCTTTTTGACCGTTGTAATCAATTCGACCCCAATGGTAATCACATACTGTTGTAGTTTTATCCATTTCATAAGTCTTGTCGATTATAGCCGTGCCTACAATCTCAGCAGTCTTTGTACAATCTGCACGAATAGGAACTGCAATTTTAGGTGTAAAGTGTGTAGGGTCGCCATAAATATCGATGTACGCTTTCGATAATTCTTTTATACGTCTAATCTTTTTCATGATACTATCAGCATAAAGGCCGGTAGCGCCAGGATTTAAAACACCAAACACACGAACATATACAGGAGCAGCGCTTGTCCACCAATAACATTTTAACGGTTTCAAATTGGTGTCTTCGAATGTGCCTTGAATATACTTCATTTCCTCAGTATTATGTACACCTTGAATTACATTAATGTCACCATTGTAAAACCACAATGTACCAGGATTCCAGTTGTTAGGGTCACCCTTAATATTAAAGAAAAAACTTACAGGCATGTTAATCCACCGCCTTACCTAGTTGTTCGTAAATCTTATCCAGTGCTCGCTTAATTTCTCCTGTTTGTGACCCTGGTTGTAAAGTACCAAATAAACGTACATATACAGGTGCTACTTTAGCATCCCATACATAACCCTTCAATTCAAGACCAGTACATTCTTTATATACATCTTGAATATATTTGTGTTCTTCTCCGTTGTGGATACCTTGTATTTCGTTGATCGAACCGTTGTAGAAATACACAGTTCCAGGATTCCAATTTCCTGGGTCATTTTTTACGTTAAATCTAAAAGACATTGCCATATTACTGCACCGCCTCTTCCAATTCTTTAATAATCTTGTCAAGCGTATCTTGAATATCTTTAGATTGAGCACCTGGATTTAACAAGGCAAATAAGTGTTTATATTCTGATTTACCTTTTTCCCAAGTATAACCTTGTAGGTCACGTTGAGCACAATCTTTGAAGATTTCTTGAATATACTTGTGTTCTTCTGAGTTGTGGATACCTTGGATTTCATTGATGGCTCCATTGTATAGATATACCGTACCTGGGTTCCAGTTCTCAGGGTCGTCCTTAATATTGAACCTGAACGCCATTACAGGATATGCAGGTTGAGAGCTATCGCCTTGACCTCCATATCCTTCACCAAGAGTACCGTCCTTCCAAGCTTGGTCTACTGCATCTAAATATCCGCCATTAGCTCCATTTACTCCATTACGGATACTATTCATCTGTGGTGCGTATCCGCCATATCCTACTGCGGCATAATCGTATGCTGCTCCACCTTGCCTAAATAGACCAAGTGTGAACGCATTAATATCTTGTTTACCAGAACAATTATACCCGTGTCCAGAAATCAAATATGTCCAGTCATTCATATAATCTGCTACAGATGCGTAGTGCATGTATGTTCCACCTTCATTAGCAGGTCGATAACTACCAGTTGTAACTACTACACCTGAAGGACGAGTTTGAGCTCCACCAGTCATACCACCCCAGTTATTATCAACACGGGCTACATTAGATGCGCCCCACCATGACTCAAGATACAATTGAGAGATACAGCCTGAAGGTAATAGATTACGTTTACTACACCAACCAAACAAGTCCGATTGTACACTTGCCGGTAGTGTGTGACCTGCGTATGAAATATCACGAATAGGAAATCCAGGTTTCTTCTCTCCTCCACCAGACGAGCCATTTGAACGACCTGCATCAGAATATGGAGGTCTAGTTACACCAAGCCAAGACCCGTCAATTTGTCTATTTACATACACACAAGGGCCACCATATCCATTTGTACCATAGTTCTGGTCGATAGAACGAATACTATTACCATTACGAGCAATGATAAGACCCGTATGTCCATATCCATGACCAGGCTCTGACTTACAAAAGATGTCACCTGGTGCACATTGTGATGCTGGTAATACAGCCCATCCATTTGCACGACCTGCGGCTAACATGTCAATACCATTACCAGGCATACGTTTACCGAAGTACCATTGTGCTAGTGCGTTTGGTAAGTCTACACACTGCATACCGTAGGCTCCATCAATGTCGACCCCAGTATGACGATTGGCCATATCCGAAAATCGATTAATCACTTCTGCTACTGTTACCAAATAGTAATCCTCCTTGAAAAAAGACCACAAGCGGTCAAATAAGCTTGCAGTCTAATTATTTATTCGTAATAGTTTACGAGGTCGTCTTTGTTCCAGCATGAGAGCCATACTGTACCGAATTGACCAAATTCAAATAGACGCCAGTAGTAACCACCATAATATCCGCCATCTTCGGTATCAACAATGTTAGCTTCATCGCCAGCGAATGAGAAGAACATTCCAGCTTTAAAGTCTTTAGACTCTCCGTCTGGAAGATCGTTACCGTCTTTATCAACCCAGTTAACCATATCGACTGGGATCCCATTTTCAGTCCAATCGAATCCAATTGGGCTGAGGTAATCGCATTTAATTTGCCAAATACCATTAACATGTTTAACTTCATTGGCTTCATAATATGCTTTCTCTTGTTGTGGATTAACAACCGTATTAGGTTGATTGTTAGTTTGAGGAGCTGAGTCAGCGTAACGCCATACTTCAATGTAAGCTGGTTTGTTCCAACCATAATAGCTATCCCATGGATAAGTATTAATGGCTTGTCCAGGTGCTCCTTGTGTTGAATAATCACAAGAGATGAAGTTAACACTATCAAGCATTACACCGACGTGTCCACCAGCACCACCAGATGAAGACATATCAGCACCCCAACTCATAAGGACAATATCACCCATGAGAGGTTCCCAGTCTTCATTACGACTTACACGATAGAAACCGTTATTTGCAAGTTGTTGACCAAGAGTGACAGTTGAAGGAAGACCTTGAATACCGATACCAGCTTCTTTCAAGGCTTGTGATACAGTACCAGAACAATCTCCAGTACCATCAGAACCATTACGAGACCCATACATTGAATATGTAATAAGACCACGACGAGCTACAAACCAATTAACAATAGATTGTTGGACACTCATTTAGAATACCCCTTTCTTATTTTTGAATAGATTGTTTAATCTCAGAGATAGTTCTCTCTAACTCTTCGACCTTCTGTTTTAAAGCATCAATTTCTCTTGTAGGTAATTGAGATTTAACTACAATAGGATCTGTCGCAAATTTATTTTGCTCCATAACTTGTAGGAAAAAGTTATTATATGTTGGAAACAATCCATACGCTTGACTAACAGACAATGATGAAGATTTTATTTCTTCAATACTTCTTGCAAGAGAGGAGTTTTTATTAGCCCAATTTCGCATTGCGTCTTGTAGCCATGGCGATGCAGGCGAACCGTAACTTGGATTATCAACAAGATATAAATGCCCGACATGCTCTTTATCAGCCTTATCAAGAACAGCCTTATAATTTTCTTTTGTGACGTTGTAAATACAATGCCAGAACTTATTATAAGGTTGTGATAAATAATACGAAGGAGTGACTTCACGTGAGCCGTTGATATAATTATCAGCAGAAGACTCAAAGTTCATGAATACATCAGCAGAATTTAACAATGATTCATCGATATTGGAACCAGGATTAGCCACTACAATGAAGTCTTTCCCGTAAACATCTTTGACACGTTTACCCATCTCAATATATTTAGGAATAAGACTAGCTTGTTGTGAGAACCCATTAATTGTTTCATCTAGAAACACACCTTCAATTGTATACCATTCTTGGTATTTTTTGATTTGACTGATAATAGAGTCAATCTCGATTTTACCATATCCAGTTGCGACATACCCAATTACAGTGGCTCCTACTGCTTTAGCTCGAATAGATTGTTTTACATACATATCATCTTTTTGGTCACCAGGCCCACTATTAGGGTTAATAATAACAAATCCGAGTTTGTCAGACATAGTAATGGCTTGGTTCCACTTAGATGTAGCTTTCTGGAAATCAGGATACCAATAACTAATAGGACTGATAAACCGTTCACCATTAGATGGGTTTACCAGTTCGTATTTATTATTGATGATATCAGATTGGGCTTTTTTAATATCTTTACCTACAGCTTTAGCAAACTCTAGATTGCTCATATATTATTACCCCTTAGCTGCTGTATATGCTGCTACCAAGTCTTCAGTTTCAATAGCTGTAACACGACTACCAATCTCTGTAAGTTTAGTAACAATACCACCATCAACATTACCACCACCAGCGGTAATTTTATCAGCAAGTTCTTTAAGAGTATCAAGCTCTTCAGGAGCTCCACCGATAAGGTCTGTTTTTACTTGTGCAATTGCAGTGTTAAGTTGTTCTTGAGTGATACCTGTTGGTAGACTAGTAACTTCAGACTTTTCAGCTTTTTGAGCAAGGGCAGCATCAATACGTTTAATATCAGCACCTACGGCTGAGAATGCATTTGAAAGATTTGACATAGAGTCCTCCTAAATCTTAGCAAGGTTGTAAATGTTAAGGTAATCTTCACCGCTATCGACTAACCCTGCTTGTTTAATGTCGTTAGCAATGACGCGTAGTTTCTCTTCGTATGCATCAGGAGGGATAAGAGTATCCCCTCCGAAAGAAGATTGTACTACTTTGACTTTATATTTGTTAGAAGGGAAGATATGACCATCAACTTTAATCTCAAGTAGATATTTACCATATTCTAAACTCTTCCCTAGAGCGAATGTGACAACGCCGTCAACAACTTTAACATTCTTAGAGAATTTAATTTCACCAAGTTGAGACAATGTAACAATACCTTCTCCAGTTAGAGGAAATACGTTCCCATCGTCGTCTAAGATCTCGAATGTAAATTCTGAAGAAGTGTCTCCGCTTTTGATAACATCGCCACCATCAATAAGTCTGAGGGACGTCATCAATTTAGACATGGGTTACTCCTTTTTAGTCTTTGCGTGGTTCGTGATAATTCAAAGCTTGTTCACTATCACCAACACCTTTAGTTGTTGGGTCTGTAACAATACCAAGGATAACCAAGATAACAACAAGAGTATTAACTCCCTCTTGGATATTGCTAGGGATTGTAAGTCCAAACTGTTGCAGCATCAAGAATACTGCTGAGATAAGAGCGATAAGTGTAGTTTTGTTTTGTAAACGTAATTTAAAATTAATCATTATTTTTCTCCTTTTTAACTTCATCTTCATTCTTATGAGGGTCTACTCTATCCGACACATATTTGGTAATAAATGGAATTCTAATACCAATAGCTTCCCCATTTTTTAGAATGGACGCTGCATAAGAAAAGAATAAATAATAAATAAACATATCAGCTTCTGTTGTTACATTAGCCAATACAGCTAAAGGGTAGCTTATTGCTACAGTTACAAATATAAATACATGACTACCAAGGCCTTCTTTGCTTATTGTGGAAGAGAATTCCTTACGAGCCCAGCTTCTGATATATCCTAAAGTAATATCAAGAATAATCACCCAGAATGTAGCAGCTACCATAAGATGTTCATCAATACCATGACTGTAGAAGTCAGCGATATATCCTATGAGTCTACCCAATCCATCTGCTGGGGGGTGTGTCGATGTGAGTAGATACAACAATGTTACTTACCTCCAAGAGGGAATTGTACAACATCAGAACAAATATCTTTATGAATTGTTCCAAGGTTATTATCTTTGTTTAAAATAACACTACTATCTGGAGTGTCATTGTGAGTACGTGCCTCAGCATGTTCGCTCATATTAGACAATCCGATAGCAGTTGTGCCGACGAGGCCAGCCAATGCAATTTTTGTATGTATTCTCATTTCTAATCTTACTCCTTCTAAATTGGAATTGTTACAACTGTTCTTATAGGTCTACCTTTTACGGTATTCAACACGTGAATTGACCCATCAAGATTGACTTGGAACAACAAATTCCTACGTTCTTCACGTGAAAAATCAACACCAGATAACATTAATGGATCTTTGTAGTGTTCTAAATATTTTTGTGGGAAACCACCAACAACGGTTCCTTCGTTTTCAGCAGTAAAATTAATAGATATATATAGAACTCTAGCAGACACTCTCCATGTCATTTTGCCATTAGACTCAGACCATTCTGTATCAGGGAACTTAGGTTCTACTGGTTTTACTTCTTGTTGAAGAGCCACCCAATTAGACCATTGATTTCCTCGTTTTTGTCGAGTGTAAATCTTATCATTAAAGAAAGAATTAGCTTGTTGCATAACATAAGCATCTGTATTAGAAATAACAGTTAGATACCACCATTGACGGTCATTATTTGGCATATTACCACAATCGTTAACATTGTAGAACCCAGTCTTTAGAAGGCTATTAGCATCGCCAGAATTGACTTTCAAACAGGTACCGTTTTTCTCAGTGAGTTGATGATTTTGTATTTCTTTATCTTTAATACGATATACACCATCATCGATACTCACATCCCCAGGTGCAACTTCCACCTTGTATTTTACTCGAACTTTACCAATACCAACACCATTACGGTCATATTCCACAACCACTTGTTCTGTTGATACTGGAACGTCGTAAGATACAGGAGGTGATAACTTGTCTGAAATTGTCGCTCGTATAGTGTATGTATTCTTAGGAGAGAAATCGCCAGTAAGAATACCAATACGGTTAACTTCTTCTACTGTTTGGTTAGACCCAAAGTTAGAATTAGAACCTTCATTCAACACAAACGTTCTACCACCGTCTTCTGATGTTGAGAATTTAACACTTACACTGTTTTTTTGAACACCATCAACTTTTAGGTTTGCGACCTTGTAAGTTGTAGATAGTTTAATTTGTGATGCATTTTGTCCAACACGATCTGCTGTAAAGAATATCGTAGGTGAGAAATATGGTAATACTCGAATATTAACTGATTTCACATCTGATTTCAAACCACGTTCATCTACAACATATGCAGATATGGTTAAATCTCCAGTAAAATTCATTACACCAAATCGACCATTATTATCATCTATTGATGTGTTCTTTCCAACAATTTCGGCATGGTATCGTTTAATACCAATACCAAAACTACCTACAGCACCCACAAATGTACATTGTATGTTTGACAAGATTTGAAGGAAAGTCGTGTTAGACCCCATGACATTTTTAACAGCTTGATTAGTTTCTGTTAAAGTTATGCCTTGAAAGGTAGGTTTAACATCACCGTTGGTGTCATTAATCTTCAACACAATGCCATATTCTACTTGTCCTATTTTTGTAGAACCAGAATATGTCTCAATAACAAGAGTACCGTTGTGTTTTTTATCCGTACCAAGCTCTGAAGTCAGACTTGTAGGTACAGTCCAAGTTACACTTGTGTCGACATTCTCACCAATAACACCAGATTTAACACCGAATTTATATAAGACCTTATGTCTAAAAGCAGCATTTTTCTTATCGATATTAATGGTCACTTGTTGTCCAAAATATGCCTCAAACCCATCACTTGTGGATGCTCGGGCAATAGGTGGAACATCGACATCAAATCCGTTAATGACCAAAGTATTTGGAGAATATCCACCTTGTCCATTAAGCTGAGCCATGATGCCAAATCGTTTATTACCATTACCATCGTGCCATACCTTGTAGGTTTCATCTAGCAGTTGTTGTGTTTGACCAGCACCTAGAGTACCAATACTGAATCCATAGCGTCGTCCACCATCAAAATCAATAAAACCTGTACAGTTATAACCAGTAAAAGACCAACCACCAGAGACCAAGAATACACGAATCCTATAGTTAGAATAGTTTTCTACATCATTCTGATCTACAAGGTCAATCCACATCTTCAAACGATACCCACGGTCGTTATTACTCCAATGTTCTGACATTAGTTACCTCCCACATTGATATCACCGACATATCGGATAACGTTCATATCCAAGTCAGCGAAATATTGTTCAGTCCTATAACGACCTACTTGAATAGTTTTAACAAAAGTACCATTGTCAATATACAACATACCTTTATCAATATACATGACTTCTTTACCAGAAGAGAACATAGAAATACGTCCTGCTGGTGAGAACATGATTGAGCTTGACCCATCGTTTTTACCGATCGTAAGTCCTTCATTAGATTGCGTAATGAAGGAATCGATAAAACTTGTCTTAGACGCCATATCGCCCAAAGCAGTTTGGAGTTGGACGATACGTTGTGATTGAGTTACAATGTCACTTTCAGCTTTAACACGATTAGCCTCTGATGATTTAAGATAATTCTTATAATCATCAATCCAAACTCGTAATTCATCAGCAGCAGCTTTAGCTTGTAATTCTGCACGCATTTTAGCGTTATTTTCAGCAAGGAGTTGTAATTGTTGAGTTGTTAAAGCACTGTCGGCTTTAGTCTCAATTACATCTGATAAATCATAAGGTGAAGCTTGCCATACACGAGGAGTAGCTCCTTCATAGACGTCTAGTTCAGTGAAGAACAACATAGACGTGCCGTTATCAGTACGACCTGCGTTATCAATACGAATGAAACCTTCATCACATTCACCAGATTCGAATATGTTTTCAAATCTTACAACTTGAGTTGTAGATGGCGAACCGTTAATTGATTTAACATTTACAACTTTTGTAAACGATTGAGTTTCACCAATCTTACGACCCAAGAAGTAAATATCGACCTTTTTAAGATTACCAGTACCAAACATTGACACATTAAGAGAATATGTTGTATTACGCTTAACAGGGAATCGTCTAGTTGCGGCAGGAACACCACCGTTAGTGTCGTTAGTCAGTAAGAACATTTCCCTTGTGTTATTGTAATAAAATCCATGCTTAGCTACACTCAATTTATTATTAGGTTGTCCGATTTCCCAATACCCCCAATGGTTAAGATTCTTAGGAAATGCGGAATTTCTTACAAGGTTATCGCCACCAATCACAACACCACCAGTCATATCAATCCAAGAATATCGACTTGGGTCTCTAGAGTCAGCAGATTCGAAATCAGTATAATGTCCAATGTATCTGAATTTATTGTTAGTATTAACTAAACTAAAATCAGAACGACCGTCAGCGGAATTAGCATAAGCGAAATGGACATACGGTGTTCTACCATCAGCACCAGGTCTACCAGGAACCCCAGCTTGACCATCTTGACCACGCCATTTAGTCCAACGATATTTTCTTTTATCGGTTGAGTCTTGTTGAATATTGTCAACATACATACCAATGTAAAGCTTATTAAAGTCAGTCTGACTAAAACCATCACCATTTTGATTATCGGCGTATGCAATGTGTGTATAAGATGAAACACCATTTACACCATCACGACCTGGAAGCCCTTGATCGCCTTTAGGACCTTGTAAACCGTTAATACCATCACGACCTGGTTTACCGTCTTGGCCATTCTTAGATACAGTGTAGACAGACTCTGAAGCGTTATCAGTGTAAGTCAAGGTCATTCGCATCCAAGTGAAGTTGAGTTTCTCAGTTGGAACTTGCCTAGACCACCCACCAGTTGGTCGGTTTACACCATCGTTAGAGACAGCATAATCTACAACTGTACTTCGAATACCAACACCATCTTTACCTGGGATACCGTTAAGACCATCATTACCGTTACGAGGAATATAAACTTTCTGAACACTAGTCTCAACCGTATTGTCAGTATAAGACCAACTTGTCTTAGTCCAGAACCATTTCTCTTTTACAAGAGTAGGTGGTTGTTCAGTCCATGTTGTAGGTTCGGTCTTGTCTGAATCAGATATACCATAACGAATGGTTGTTTGTCTAATACCAACACCATCTTTACCAGGTTTACCATCACGTCCAGGAGAACCATCGTTACCATTACGACCATCTGCTCCTTTAGGGCCTTGTTCACCACGGTCACCTTTAGGGCCAGTTTCACCCATCTTAGCTACTGAATATCCTTGTTCTGTAGTCCCATCAGAATAGAACCATGCAGTTCTAGTCCATAGGAACTCACCTGGATTTACAACAGGAATATCTGGTGTCCAAGTACCGTCTTCAAATACGATATTCTTAAACCAAGTAGCATTACCATTGTGGTAACTATTAAGACGAATTTCATAGTCACCTGTAGGTCTATTGTGAGTGTATTTTGTACCTGTACCCGTATTTGAGTCTGAGATAATAGCCCAAGTTGAGAAAGTAGGATTTACAATCCAAAGAGTAGCATTGTTACTACTTTGTTTGAGATTATGAACATTAGTCCACACACCATTCGTCTCAGCAGATAATATATAAGTCTTACCTTGCTCAAGACGAACAAATTTACCAGTCATAACGTTGTTATCAATAATTGTGCGAGACGGTCTAATCTCATCTGGGAAAGATGCTACAACACGACCTTCAGGTTTATTTACACCATTGTTGGATTTACAATAACGCAAAGTAGTATTGATAATACCAACACCGTCTTTACCTGGAAGACCATCTGTACCATTAGACCCATTCTGTGGAATATAAGTTTTCTGATACCCAATCTCGCTTGTATTATCAGTATATGTCCACTGAGTTTTAGTCCAAAGATATTTACCCTTTACAAGAGTTGGTGGTTGAGCAGTCCAGTTAGCAGGTTGCGTGTTTTCATTGTCTGAAATACCATAAGTGATATTTGTAGAACGAAGACCTACACCATTCTTACCAGCTATACCATCATTACCACGGTCGCCTTTGTCACCCTTATCACCTTTAATTTTAGTCCAAGTATATCTTGTAGGGTCGTTACTATCGGCTTGTACAAAGTCGGTATATTGACCAAGATATTCCTTGTTAGCACCATCACTAACATGAAAGTCTTTACGACCATCAGCAGAATTGGCATAGGCAATATGAATAAAGGTTTGACGACCATCACGACCAACAGCACCAGGCGTACCAGCGGCGCCGTCTTGTACATTAGAGAATGTAACTTCGGTTGTTGCGATTAATGCGCCCTTTTTAGTTGTTACTGTTGCGTAATATGTAGCCGTCTTGACAAAGTCTGTTGTGGATACTGAGATTTGTTTGTTAGTAGAAGAGAAGTCACTAAACCCTGTTTCATTACCATGTTTCATTTTCCATGAAATTGTGTAATCGTCAAGGTTAAGTTGTTCAGTTCCTTTGAGTAATTTCAAACTTACAGCAGAAATACCATAACCATTAACAAACTGAGTACCGTTGCTAGTTGAAGGAATTAAAGAATATGCATCCTTACCGTCTTTTACAGTAAAGATTGTTAAGTCGTTTTGAAATACAACTTCACCATTATCCCAACCCTTAACTTTAACAACAATCTTTTCTTGTCCAGCATAGTCTTTAGACTTGATGTCTAAGAAATCTCCAGAACCGATAACTTGGTCATTTACTTCATAAGTGAAATATCGACCAGTATCTTCTTTCTGTAATTTGCCACCTTTATACAATCTAGGATAGAGACGAGTCTCATCATCGAGGGACTTGAACGCAACACCGTTCGAAGTGAGGACACTCATTGTATATGGCTTAGCATCTTCAATCATACGAGCATACTTGTCCAACATAGCGCCCGTTAACTGACTAGCCATTTCAACAATATTAGATACTTCAATCTTGTATGTTGATGGTTTAGATAGTGTGGTAGAAATCTTTTCAACACGAACTCTCAGCAACAACCCATTTAAGAAGTTGTTATCTGAGATGTAAATAATATCACCAACATTAATGTTGTATTTATTACGTACTTTCGTGCCGTCTAATTGAATGGTGTATTTCTTAACACCGTAAGCATGTTCACGCAATGCTTTAAGACCAGCATTATATAATCCATCATAATCAGATGGGTCTAAATCAGTCTTAATTTCTTTAACCGTCCAGTTATCACACTCGTTCAAGTGAATCATAGATGGATATTCTAGCATTGCTAATGGGGCGTACATTGTATGGGAATTACGCATCATGTAAAACTCATTATGTTTACCATCGGCATGCTTAACAATCATATTCTTTTTAGGTTTGAAGTAGTTACCATCTTTGTCTTTAATACGCAAAGCAGTATACTGTTGTGTCCTATCATGAGAATATGATACGCTAGTGACATGTCTATCAATAAATAGGATTACGTCTTCACGATTTGTACCAATGCCTGAATATAAATCAGTATAAGTCTTTGCCTTGTAGATATTTAATTTAAGGTCTTGCAACCCTCGACCATCTGGAAACATTGTAGGAATGATTTCGCATTCTGCTCCAAATTGTTCTGCTAGGTTAAGGATAGTACCATAAATATTAGTTGAGCTAGAAATAGACAATACTCTTTTTTCTAACGGAATCTCGTTAACATCTACACGCAATTTTGTGTAAGTCAATGCTTGACAAATATCCAAATATTCTTCAAATGTATAAGACGTAGGTTTCTTCTCGTCTTGTTTGAATTCTTTAGGATATTCGTTAAGCAATTCCATAGACGCATTTTCACATTGAAAAGTAATATGGTAATCATTCTGTGTCATATTTCGCACCGATAACAAGTAATCCTTATTATCAAATGAGAAGGACACATACATATTCGCTTTTAAATGTTGCAGTCTTTCTTGCAATTTCTCATTTACAAATTTATCAACAGTGAAGTCAAAAGTAGCAGCATCACCCTTCAAATATTGTTCTAGAGTGTCGTTGTAGAACTTTAAACTTCCTGGGATGGAGTTATCAAGATGGTCGACAACTTCCAGATTATTATTATGAATTGTAATCCTCATTTTGATTTTTCCTTTACTGTAGATATTGCTCGTTAAATTCTATCTCGATTTCAGGTAGTTCACCTTTCATCCATGGAGAGAAACTGAATTGTAGTTTAGATTTACCTTTAGGAAGAGTAATCCAACTAGAACCTTTAACGAGTTCTGATTGAGAAACATAACCTTTTTCAGAAGTACCATCTGGAGATAGCCAAATCTCACCATTCCAATTATCAATTGTGATAATCGAATTAGCTTTGTATTTGTTATCTACCAGAGCATATCGTCTTGTATTAAGTTTAGTGAAACTTAAAGACTCAAGACACATGATTTCGACTTCTTGAACTCCATAATAGTGACCCATTTGAATCACTATTTTAGAGAAGTTCATGGTTTTTAATTTCTCGTTTGTGTAGTTGTAGTAATGGTTATCAAGGAAGAAAGTTAACTTAGAGCCTTCTTTCATAAACCAAGCATCACCTGTTTTAGTATTGAATGATCTATTTGCTGGTTCATACTCACCATCGTTAGCATGAAAATGTTTCATTTCATACCACTTTTGGTCACCTTGTTCGTCCACCATGAAAGAACAATACATGTCATTACCACGAGTATCATTTTTAACCAACTCGTATTCGGCAATGACTTCGTTCTTGTTAGAGAGTACTCCAATACGAATAACTCCAGACTTACCTAATTGTAAAGCATGGAATTTAGCATTAAAATCCACACGGAAGTCGGTGCCACCTTTGATACCATCTCGGTCTGCTGGAATATCTATATATCCGATAGCTTCAGCCCAGTGTGGATTTCCAGACCTTGCTTCGTCATTACCAGGATAATGAACTCCAGAAGTCGTATAATCCTGTCCTTCAGATGCATGGTTCATCTCCTTGACAACTAAATGGTTTAATATTTGACTATTTGAATCGTTTTTAGGGTCTACACCCAATACAAGTCGTCCACCAAACACATGTCGACCTTCTTGTAAAAGACCCCAACCTTTAGGGCCAAAGTCTCCTCGTTTAATCTGGATTAACGTCTCAGAACCTTTACCATCAGTATAAGACTGAGTACCAGCCTCAGTTGAGGTAGAAGAACCTAGTTCCATTACTCCATTTTGATTTACGATACCAATCCAACCAATGTTGGCTTTATTCTTTATACGAATAGTTGGGTATGACTCCACGTTAGAAGGGTTTTTAAGTTCGACATAAATTGACTTAGACTCTTTATCTTTTGTGAATTTCGCATACTCAGTTTGTGGGCCTTCACTAGACACAACAATACCAGTATCCGAATGCCAAAGTCCATCAGGAACAGTGAATGAAATAGCCCCACTCGCCTGTTCCTCTTTAAGACTTTCTGTAAATGAGAATTGCCCTTCAGAGATTACATCGTAATATCCGTTAGGTTCATCCTCAAATCGTAGATGTCTTGTCCCATTAGGGAAATCAAGAGCACCTGTCATTTCACGTCTAAAGCGAGCACGTTGATTTGTATCAGCAAAAATCAAGAAATCAATCTTGATAGTTTTAGCACCTAGTTTTTGATAGGCGTGCTGAGTACCATAACGGTCTGTACCAGTAGACGTTGTATTGGTTTTAGCGCCACCAAGACCTCTATCAATCTTGGTAACACCACCACGATAACGTTCGATAATCTCTGTTATATTGACTTGGTCTGAACCTTCGCCTAACAGGATATCGAAATATAGTTCAGTAGAACCACTCATTAAGCGATACCTCCATTAATTCTGTCTTGACGTGCCTTGTATTGTAATTGCGCATCAGCCATACCTGGAGCAAGCACATTGTTAATACGTTTACCATCAATGTAAGTGTTAAGAACTTGACCTTCACGAAGAAGACCAGCTTGTTCTTGATTGACAACATTGAGTTCTCCCATTTGTCCGTTAAGCGTTTCAACTTTACCGATAAGGGTATTAATATTGTCTGAGTTTGTAAGCATTTGTGCAACTTGTGGATTAAGCAACGAGTATTGTAGGTTAAGTGCAGTCTGACCTGTCAAGAGTCCAGAATAATCTGTAACGGCTTGCAAAGCAGATGTCTCAACTTGACTCATATCAAGGATAGGTTTGATTTTAGGATTAATGTCCATGTTGTCATAATCCATATCATTAACTCTATCAACTTGATTTTGAATTTCTCCCATCAAGTTATCCATTGCATCAATTACTGTAGGTGCAGCAGAACCCATACCACTAGCAATTGTTTCTACAATAGTTTTACCAGAATGCTCAACCTTACGCCAACCAGCTCCAGACATAGGCCCTTTCTTGGCTGGTGAGTTAGGGATATGTGCTTTAACTGTAGCCCAAAGGTCAGAGATTGCTCCTGTAACCTTACCTACTGCATTCTTAAGACCTTGTGCAATAGCCCCAGCCATAGAAGAACCAGCATTTGTAAGTTTAGAGATAACTCCGCCGTCTGGGTTAAGTGCAGATTTGGCAGCGTCCATTACGCCTTTAGCGGCAATAGATACTGGGTTCTTACCAGAGTCAATACCCCCTTTGAATGTTCCAGACATCTTGCTACCATGACCAGTAACATCGTTCTGACCGAACATAGTTTTAGCTCCACCAACAACGATGTTAGCAGCACCACTAACCATACCAGCTAGCATACTGATACCTCGTCCGAATGTGCTTGATGCTCCATTACCTTGACCCGACATATTAGCTGCACCAAATCGTCCACGAGCCCCACCAACAACACCATCGACTGAACCAGTTACAGTTCCTAGTCCATTTTGAATTCCTAATGCATAAGACCCAATGTTACCCAAACCAGCAACCTCAAATGATTGGTTCATTTCCATAGACTGTAGTTTAGTTGAGATTGAGTTGATTGTTGCGATAATGTTATCTACAGCTACTGTAGCTTCAGGACCAACAGCAGGCATAGACTGCAAGTTAGTTGCAATATCTTTAACCTTGTTGATGATTGAGTTCATGTTACCCATGTTAGTAACAGCAGTCTCATCAGGAGCAGAGTCGCCCATAGACTTAGCCTTGTTCATGATGGTCTTCATGTCGTCCATCTTATCGCTAACGCCATCTACATCAATAGATTTCATACTTGATGCAGATTTAGACGCATCAGATACTGAAGCAAGAGCTTTAGCGCCATTCTTAATACGTGTTACAGCACCTTCACCATCTGAGAAGATAGACAAGAAGTCTTCTTTAAAGAGATTAGATGTAAGAACATTGGCAAGTTTCTTGACGACGTCTGCTGATTTTTGCATATCCTCTGGAGAACCAGAAGCTGAAATCTTAATTGCAGTATCAGCAAGGTCTTTAACGTTAGTTACAATACCCTTCATAGCAGCCAACTGACCAGAAATCTTGTCAGCTCCACCACTAATAAGACTACCGAATGCAGTCTTGAGAGTATTCCAACCAATAACATCACCAAGTTTAGCTACAATCTGACCAGCTTTAGTCATTGTCTCGATGTCACCAACACCTGCAATAGTAATAGCAGTAGATGCTAAAGATTGTATTGATGTTGTGATACCTTGCATAATCATGATTTGTCCAGCAGCTCCTTCGAGGCTTGTAACGTTGGACATAAGACTCATGAATGCAGACAAAGCACCTAGAATAAGTGCAAGACCAGCAATAACCATAACAGATGCGGCCAAGTCGATTCCAGCATATGGAATAAGACCAATAGCTACGTTTGCTAGAGATTGTAGAGCTTGAATGATACCATTAGCTAGAGCAATCGTTGTAGCTACACCAAATCCAGCTACAGCACCAAATATAGATACCACAGTTGCCAATGCAGTGATTACAACAAGGATTACACCTAATGCTAATATAGCTACCGCTCCTGACATCAAGTCACCAATAGACAATGGGGCAAGAGAAATAACAATATCGCCCATACCTTTAAGAGCAGGTACAATTGTTAGAATCAATGCAATTACAGGAATAACACCCCAAAGAGCACCGAATGTCCAACCAGCAAGAAGTGCAAGCACGCCAAACTCAGTTGTTAGGATAAATAAGACTTGTCCTAATGCAGCTATTGCTACTCCACCTTTAAGAAGTTCGCTTACAGATAATCCTCCAAGAAGAGCTACAGTGTCACCCATTTGTTTAAGACTCCAAGCGATTGACATAACCAATGGAATCATAACAATGATACCCAAAAGTGTCATTGGACCAGTGTTACCAGCAAGTGCACCAAGTACACCAATTATAGCGGTAGTTGCTGTTAGAACCACAGCCAATACACCAATAGCTGTAACGGCAGACATAAGTTGTCCTGACTCGATATCAGCCAAAGGAATAACTGATTTTGAAAATTCTTTAAGAATAAACATGATAGCAGTCATTGTACCAAGTGCTACAATAATACCACCAACAGTCTTAAGGTTTGTGACAAGTTTAGACATACCGATAACGGTTGCTGTCATAACTGCCAAGACAATGCCTAATATTGACAACGATTCTCCACCAGCACGAATACCATCAACTGGTAAATCGGCTAGTTCGAACAAAGCAAGTGAGGCTTCTTTTAGGACATAAACCAAAGCGACCATTGTACCGAGAGATACAAGGATACGACCCACATCCTTCATATTTGTGATAAGTTTAGACAAACCAATAACTGTTCCTTCAAGAGCGGCTAATGTAACACCAATCATAAGTAGAGCTGTACTTGCCGCAAGCATAGAACCTTGGTCTACTTCTGCGAGCATTTTGATTTGTTCTGATAAGAGCCAGATTGACCCTACAATAACAACCAATGTTGCAACTGCAGCAGTGATTGATGATTTCTTAACGTTCGCTTTTTGCATTGCGATGATGATACCACCAATAGCAGCAAACACGCCAGAAAGAAGGACTGATATTGTTGTAACTACGGCAAGACCAATACTCATTTGTTCGACGTTAAGTTCTTGTCCAAGTTTAGAAACCGTACCAGCTAAGAGGATAAGACCTCCTATTTCTACAGCAAGTAGAAGTGCAGCCTCTTTAACACGCCCTTTGTTAGAACGTTGCAGTTGGTTACCATCTGAGAACTTGTTGATTACAAAGAATATAGCAGAGAATAATCCAGCAATAGTTCCAGCAATCCATACGAGTGTACGTCGTCCTTCTTCAAGACCAGTCTTGTCTACTTCAGCGAGTTTCGCTACTGTACGAGAAAGTAATATAAGACCTATAATAACTTCACCCATAAGAGCGACTACTTGCCATGAAGCACCTTTACCACCACCAATACCAAATCTAGCTTTACCAGGGATGCTTAACTTGGCGGACATTGCACCAGACATGAATTCGACGGCTGCGAACAGACCAGCGATAGTCAATGCGAGTGTTTTAAGTGTCTTAGTTCCTTGTTCGATCTTACTCTTGTCGATTTCACCGAGACGTTCAATAACACCTACAAGTTGTTTAAGACCTAGAATAAGAGATAACAACACACCAACAGTAGACCATTTAGTATTACCAGTTGTGACTTTAAGACCACCCATACCTGAGGCCATACCAAGGTTTTTACCACCAAACTTAGCACTACTAGCTGAACCGTCAACACCTACTGCAAATGTAGCACCTACAGTAAGCATGAATTCTTCAAGAGAACGCATTACTGCTTTGAGTGCGGTAATACCATACTCAATTGATTTCTTCTTAGCGGCAATCTCTTCAGGACTTGCAGTTGAACTAAATATATCCAATGCACTCAACAATTGTTTGAATCGTGACATTAAGATATATAAAGTAGCAGCTGTACCTAAAGTTTGATTACCTGTTGAGGCCTCAAGACCAAGTTGGAATTGAGGGCCTACTTTTATACCAGCACCAACCTTGAATCCCATAAGGGCCATGATAGAACCGATAACAACAGCAACCTTCTCAAGTTTAGCCATACCATTATCAAGAGTCTTATCGTCAATCTTATCAAGATCATCGATAATTCCAAGAAGTTTCTTAACGGTAGACGCAATTACAAACATTGTAGCGGCTGTACCAATTGTAGCTCCTGAGAACCCTGAAAGCCAAGTAGCACCAACAAGTTCAAGCATAATAAGTCCCATCATCTTAAGAGACTTCATAGCTTTACCCCATTCCATGTCGCCAAGCTTAATAAATAGATTACCCAACATCATTACAGATGTTGCCAATGAGATCATCATTGTAGCAGAGGCCATCTTTTTAAGCAACTTACGCACTTCAGGGAACCCAAGTTCGTCCATCAATTGTGATAATAAACCTGAGGCTTTATCGCCTACAGATGCAGCAGCTCCAGCTCCAATAGCTTTTGCTTTTTGGATGCCAAGATAAGCACCAACTAGGATTGTAGCCATTGCAGCAATTGCTCCTACAGATTGTAGAAGTTTATCTCCAGGAATAAGAGATACTACAAACAACGCACCAGCAAATTCAAGCAATGCCATACCAATTGTCTTGAGCGTATTTGCTTTAATATTTTTCTGGAAGGCTCCAAGAGTTCCTGACAATTGTGAAAGGATACTATTAGAGTCACCAATACCAAATATAGCTTCTTTCAAAGCTTTAATTGGGTGTAAGATATTTTGGATTAGGTTTGAATCTTTAAACTTCTGTAGTTGTTTAAATAGCAAGAAGAACCCTGCAAGTTTAATCGCAGTATTTCCTTGTAAACCATGTCCAACTGTATCAAAGAATTCAGCCAAATATGTAAATACTCGACCACCTACATCTGATACAGTTTTAAATCTATCAGCAAGCCATTCTAAGAGATTACCAATTTCTTCAATACCAGACTTAATAAAAGCGGTCTTACTTGAGAAATCGATATTAGAAAATGCTTGTTTTATAGCACCCCAGAAACCATCAAAGACAGTTCCTAGTGTTGAGAATGACTCTTTAAGTCTATCAACAATATGCCATTTTGAAATTGTGTCAAAGATTTTACCGAGTACAGTATTTGAGTCTCCTGCTGATGTTTTGAGTTTATCAAAACCACCAGTAACAAGACCTACAATACCAGAACCTAGTTTCTTAACACCATTACCGATTGAACCGATAATACGTCCAAACAAGTCGCTTACAGTTGATGCTTCTGAAAGATATTTTGTATAATCTTTAACAGCTCCACCAGCGTCTTTCATTGCTTTAGACAAATGTTTTTGTGTACGTTGCATGAACGTAAGTTTTTCTTCTTGTTTGTCTACACCATCGCCAAGTTCATCGGCTGAGGCTTTACCACCAAATAAACCATTTTCGAAGACTTCTTTAATATCTTCTTTTACAGTCTTAAGAATTGATGATAGAGACCCCAACTTGTCAGAAATTGGCATATCGAAACTTGATTTCAACACGTCAAAGAATCCTTTGAGTGTATCCCATACAAGTTGTAGAGGTGTAAGAAGAAGTTTGACAACATCCAAGAACCACTGAACAGCATCTCCAGCTTTAGAGAACGCTAATGCTATCTTGTCTGTTTCTCCTGGTTTAGGACCTTCACGGAAAGCCCACACCCATTTATCGAATTTATCAGTAAGATTCTTAAATCCGTTAGCCATTCGTTCTAGTAAAGACAAGCTATTTTCAGCATTAGGATCTTTACCGAAACCGAATATCTTACCAACATCTTTTAAGAATTTACCTATACTAACACCAACCTTATCGAAGAACGTATCCATAGGACCATCAATACGAGTCCAGATACCATCGAGAAGGCGTGTGATTGCATCCCAGAATTGTTCTAATGCGGCACGTATTGTGTTAAATGCATTAACAAGTCCAGAGCCATCCAAATGTGATTTGATACCAACGAATATACGACCAATACCATTAAATACGTTAGCCACCATACCAGCAATAAGAATCAAGTCTTGGATTATATTATCTGGTACAATAATATCAATAGCCGCAGCAATGCCCTTAGCTACCATTTTCACAACGTCCCATAGCCGTATAAACACTTCTACAATATTGTGAATTGCCAGGGTTACACCAGGTTTGACTTCATCACCAACATGGAATAAATGTTTTAGATAATCAGTAATCTTGATGATTACCTCAGCTATCTTAACAAACACCATGTTAGTTTTATCGCCTTCTTCAACCCATTGTCTAAATATACTAGACTCTGGTATCATTGCTAATATGGCATTCTTAACACCTTGTCCTGCTAATTTAAGAGACTCAAAGAGTTCAACAATTGCAGAAATGAGGTGTGTACGACCATCAAGTTGATTGAATGCGTGAGCTATTTGAGCAATCATATTTGGGATGAAGGACACAGTTGCAGCCAGCATACTAGCTACTGGTGTCCAGATAGCCATAGCTTCTTCACCCTTACCAGCAAGTTCAACCCACATTTTAGACCAAGCATCGTTTACTGCTTCTTCGGTAGCTTCCATAGCTTCCTTGAATGTGTAAACGTTTGCAGCCATCTCTTGATATACAGGGTTATTTGCATACTCTTCCAATGATTGCATCAATACTTCATTAGTAAGCCAACCATCTTTTAAGTGTTCTACAAACAATCCTTGCACACCAACAGCATCTACTTGTTCTTGTGTAAGTGTCCCCTGAGCGACGGCTGCTTGGATGATTGCTTCCTTATAAGCTCTGGTTGCCATATTTGCGTTTTCCAATGACATCCAGTTTTGTCGGTTCATATAGCCCATTTGCAGTGCTTGTTGAACACCAAATTGTAAGGCTGAACCAAATTGGGCAGTATTAGCACCAGCAGAGGCTGCTAAGTTACCAAACCCCCTCAAGGCCACATTAGCTTGATCCAAACCAATACCAGCATTAACAAATTGTGCCAACGCTGAGTTCATTTGTTGTGAATTATATTTGGTCGTTTTAGCATATTGCTCCAAGTCACGCATTGTAGCGGTGATGTGGTCTTGCTCTTCTTTACCCAATGCTGCTACCAAGATACGAGTTGAGTCAAGTTCTCGTTCATATTCTTGATAACCTTGAACTACAGGAGCAAGAGTCCATTTATTTAACAACGATGCACCAGCAGTAATAGCACGAGCTGCAATATTACCCAAAGCCACCGTTGCAATACCTTCCAGCATTGAGAATTTACCTTTAACACCCTCAACACCAGAACCCAATTGTTCCATTGAGTTTTTAGCATTTGATGCTCCAGATTGAATCGCTCCAAATCCAGAGCCTGCATTTTCTCCAACTCTACCCACAGCAGATGCTGCAGTGTTGGATGCATTACCGACACCTGTCATCTTCTCCACAATGTTACCAAGAATTGGGACATGCGAGACTAGACCTGCAAGTTTACTTGACAGAGAACCTGTCGATTTCTCAACATTATCAACAGATTTACCGTTGATTGAGTCCATCTTTTGTTGGAAGTTACCAACATCTTTAATGGCATTTTGAAGTTTCTGTTGTAAATCAGCGGCGTCGAGTTTTAGTTTATAAATCTGTTCTTTTACTACAGAACTAGGCATTAACTACTCCCTCCCGACAAACCTTTTGCAATATTACTTGTTATACTGTCAGTTCTAGGAGACACAAAGTCGTTTGGTCTAACGTAACCTCCAGCACGAGTGTAGTGTCCATTCACCACATATACAACAATAGGTTTACCATTCTTAGCTTTATGTGAGTTTTCGAAGATAACATCTATCTGGTCTTTACTCATCGTAATTCGTCTACTCCATGACGACTTAGTCAAGCCCGACCTAACAGGAGTGCTCTCAACAATGTCGTCATAAGCTTTTTGAGTTTCAGCATCAACTACTGTATAGATTTTCGCCATATCAGTTTCTTTTTTAAAGTCGTCGAATAAGTTCTGAAACTTACTATCTGATGACATTGAATATTTCATTTTGAATTAACCTGTAGTTCCCATCTCAGCACGTCGTTTAGCATTCAAGTCTTTGTACATGCGTGCAGTTTCTTCTTTACTACGTTTCTTCTTAGGTGCGTTTAATTCACCTATAACCCCAAGCAATACAAGAAGTCTATGGATATTCCATGTTTCACAACTGTATGGTACTTGTGCATTCGCCATATACGCATAGATTACCTCTGATGTTAATATACGACGACCACCTTCTCCCGATGAAGAAATCGTAGTTGCAGTAGGTCTACTATTGATGTATTCGATTATCTCCTTTATGTTGGATTCGGACAAATTGTCTATGTCGAACCCTGTCTTATCTAAATTCATTAATTGGACATAAGCTAACACTTCAATAGGTTCCACCTGCAAGCCATTTAAAAAGGGAAACGGTTTTTTAAACACCATCTCCCATTGACTAATAGCTAACAACGAATGCTCGAAATGGTATACTTTTCCTGGGAGAATCATGCTCGTTGTTTCGTCATAAATCTCCTCTGTAACTATCTCAAGCATACTTGCTACCTACTATTTTTTGCTACGACGTTGTTGACGGTTACCTTTATTGGCAACTGTCTCAAGCTGAGCGTTTTGACCCTTGTTCTTACCTGAACGACCTTCTTCAATCAATTGTGAGAAGAATTTACGTGCAAATGCTTCATCTTGGATAAAATCTACGAAGAGTTTACCGTATGCTTCTGACGCTAGGAATTCATCGCGAAAATCTTTCGTCTTAGTAAAGCGTCCATCAACATTCTTATACCCAACGGCAATAGAAACGAATTGCTCGATAAAGTCCATGATGCGGTCTGCGTCACCTGATGCCGCTACATCTTTAACGTAAGTCTCCCAGTCTTTATTTCCTGAGCGACCCATAATACGAAGTGCTTCGGCACTGTTAATGTGGAAGTAGAATTTCTCAGTGAGTTCATCACCAGAGAGTGGTTCTACATAAGTAATTTCTTTTACAATCATTTGAATAAATCCTTTCTTATAAAAACAAGTTCATTTTGAATTTTTTAACCAGTAACTACGCCAAGGAGAACCATGAGTTCTTTTGGAGTAGGAAGTTTAGCATCAGTGTTGTCTGTACCGTAGATGGCTTCTTCAACTTTCTTAAGTTTGCTTTGTTCAAGCTTAGTTGAGTCGATGATGATGTGTGCCATTGATTGAGTGTTTTCAACACCTGTATCTACTGGAGTTGTAGTGAAGTCCCAAGAGAATTCGATAGCATCTGGTGAGTCATTGATTGTTTCAAAGTCTTTAGATGCAACACCCGCAGTAGCATTGTATACCAAGTTGATAAGGTATCCATGACCTGTAGACTCAGTATCATTACCGATAAGAGTACGGTAAGCTAAACCGAATGGTTTACGAGTTTGTGCAGTAAGTTTAACACCTGCAACGGCGTCAACTTCACCAAGACAAGCTGCAAATTCATCAGGATAAGTGTAAGCTGAGATAGAACCTTTGAATGATTCTTTCGCGATCAAGTTCAAGTATTTACCGTTGTTAGCGTATTTGGCTGTAGCGTCACCACCATCTGGCGATTCAGACACTTTAGTCAAACCATTCCAAGCTACACCTTTTTCGTATGTACCAGCATTGGCCATAGGGAAAAGTACACCACGGTCTACACCTGTTTGGTAAGTTTTTTGACCAGTTTGGTCCCAAAGCAATTTTACCATAGAAATAATAACCTCTCTAATAATATACTCTATACGTCTCTTGATATAAACCGTTGTCTACATCGTAATTGTTGAGGCGTACATAATCGAATTTATCAAGCATGGCGTCCTCAATTGAGTCATCGTCCACCCTTGTAAAGAAATTAACAATATAAGACCTGTTAGAACGATAAGCTCTATTGTTTGCTGACTCTACATCTAGGTAGTTCTTTTCAACAACAATACAAGGGAATTTCAGTTGAGAACCGTCTGGTTTCTGATAATACACCCTTGGGCAAATCGTCTTAAGTTCTTCGATGAGTTCAGTGTGTGTTCTAGTCATAATCTTTAATTACTACCCCCAATTTATTAATGTCTTCAAGACTCATAACCCCATCAGGTACAATTCGTACACGTGGTGGGTAATTGAGGATTTTACTTACAGAATAAACTTGATTCTTGTAAATAACGTACCAGATACGATTAACACGGTCTGTATCATCATTGGCGAATACAAAAGAGAAGTCGAAGTTAGACTTAATATTCTCGTTAATTCGTTGTGAATCAGAAATATCATACCGTCTATTTTCGACAATGTTAGCAGGGACCTTTCGATATCGTGTGTACTCGTACGAATATACGCCAGGTTTAACCTCTGTCTCTTCAATACCGCGAACTAAGATATCAATTGTCGTCCTCATGCTACTCTCCTATATTCCATTTTGAAATTAGCCGCCTGTACGTCCTGTGCTACCTGGATTTCCTGATGCAGGGCTAGCAGATTCGTCAGCGTCTGAATGTTTAGACAAGTATTTGTCACCAGGTTTGTCTTGTTTTTCAACCCAGTTAGGTTTTGTCTTAAGGGCATCTTTACGGAATTTAAGCATATCTTCGTTAGTTGCTTCAGCATTTGTAACTGTTACAAAGATGAAGGCACGTGGGATCATGATAGCACCTGAAAGGCGTGCTTCCATAAGGTATTTCATTTGGTTAAAGTCGATATCGAAATCGTCGAATGTTACGACTTGTCCACCTTGAGATTGACCGAATACGTAGTCATTCAAGTTACCAATCAAGAATTTACCTTGAGGCATATCACGGAATTCGATAACTTCAGAACATCCGAAGTATGATGCAAGGTCTGAGTTAGTTGCAAGACGGTTACCATCGCTTGATGCACCATACAAGTAACGACCGTTCTTATCTTTAAGAGTCTTAAGTTTAGAAAGGTCGAATGGGTTGATGATAAGTGATGGAGAACCAGAACCTTGGTAACCAGGAAGAGTCTTGATTACATCATCAACTACGGACATCCAGTCATTTGAAGTGACTTTGATTGTGAAGAAGTCATCATCTTTAGTGATTGGGCGAATATGTTCTTCGCTGATTTTCTCTTTGTTTGGTTTACCACCAACAAGAGCATCACGTCCGTCACCGAAGATAGCAGCACGTACGAGTTCTTCTTTGAATTTGATTGATTGTACTTGTTTCAAGAATGAAACTGTATCAATACCGTTTTCACGAATATCGATTACGTCATCACGGTCAATAGCTGTTTTATGGATGACAGTTTGTGGTGTAGTTGTACGATAGTACAAGGTGATAAGGCGTTGATTAAGTTTTTCATTACCTTTGATATAACCACGAGCACGAGCTTGTTCTTCTGTCAAGTCAGCATAAATGTTTTTAACATTTGGTGAAGATACAGCACTGAATTTGTTGAGGATTGTTTCAACATTTTTAGCGTTAGGATTATAAGCTTGAATACCTTTTTGCAATTGTGCTGCTGGGAACAAGATATCAATGTTAGAGATACCATGTTGCAAGAATTCACCACTTGAATCTACACCAGCCAAGGCTGCTTTAATTGAGCCTGTACCAAGAGCTGCGGCTGTACGAACAGCATCATCAGCAAGTTGTGCAGCATGTGTCAAAGTGTCTTGTTCTTCAATTCCATTTTGATTGAAATGATTTTGTTTCATGTCTACTCCTGAATGTTCAATTTCTTCTTCGTCTGTGTTGGCTTCTTCGTCAGACTCGTCTTTAGAATCGTCTTTAGACTCTTCGAGTTCTTCAACTTTTTCATCTTCATCGTCTACTGGTTCAAAGTCGTCTAGGCTAGAGTTAGCCAATTCATCTTCTTCGATTTCGCCAGCAACAGATTGAATGATATTGATAGCCATAGCTTGTTCATCACTAAGAGTTTCGATAACCTCAGCATCTTGAGGTGTGAGCGATTCTACACCATTATCAAGCATATTAGTGACTACTTCGGCTTGGTCTTCTGTGAGAGTATCAATTACTTCTCCAATAGTCGCCATTTGTTTCTCCTCCGAGTTGGAATGTTTCAACAAGTCTTGAGTCAGACCTGTAGTGATGAAAATTTCATCGCCTACTTGTCCGTCACCATGAGTAAGAACCTCTTCGATGACAGCACCAGGATTTGCGCCCTTGAGTACTAGTGACACTTCATAGATTTCTCCATGAATTACGTCTTGTCCACTCTTTTGGATTTTACGAGCGCCAATTGACATTTGGTTCACGTCTCCGTGTCGCAAAAGTTCTTTGGCATCCTGACCACGTTCTGTTTCATTGAGATACCCGTAACCGTATACACCTTGATCATTTGAATGAAGAAGGATATATCCGATTGTATCTCCTGGTTGAGAGTAAGAATGTTGCCAAACCAATGGTACCTTTTCTCCAGACAATCCAGAGAAAGCTCCATGACGGATTGTTACACCGTCTGAACATTTGAGGTCATTCTTCGTAACCCAACCAGCGAAATCGTAATTTTGTGGTTTCATTTGATACCTCTGATAATGTTGTGTTTACGTTTAAGATACTTAGCGTTCATCTTAGTATCCATCTTGTAGTAACGTCCTGCAAGATTACCTTTGTTGGTCGCTACAATCTTATAAAATTCGTAAGTTCTATCTGGGGAAGTTTTAGAAATGTTGTAATACCCAGACTTTTCAGCTTGGGATTTGAAATCTTTATCTTTCTCAAATCTACGCATTAGCTTGTAGTCTGCACGTTCCCTCTTTTTAGAGAGTTTGTTCATCTTCTTACTAAATTGTTTCTGTTGAGGAGAGACAGAAGATTTTCTTCTAAAACCCCACTTCATACCTCTAACACCAGAATGGATTATTTCATTTTGATTTTTTTTTTTAGAGGCAGTAGATAGAGCGGCTTGATAGTCAAAAGTCGCAGATTGTTGGATATTGTTCTTACGCTTCTTACGCTTGTAGTAAGATTCGTTTTCATTCTCCAAATCTCGAGTACGAGCAGAGTTACGACGACGAACAGAATCACTAGCATTCTTATCAGATTCGTACATGTTCTCCATCTTACGAGTATTATTCTCTTCGAGTTTAGAACCTTTATTACGAGAACCGATTCGTTTGTTCTCTGCTTCAAGGTCTTTAACACGTTGATTCCACTCATTGTACTGCTTAGAATTCTTACGACGCTCATCAGGTGATTTAGACATATGGTCTTTCATCTTACCTTTGTATTTACGAATAAGAGCGTCATTACCAGACTTCATGTCACCGTTACGGAATTTCTCACGAGTGTTTTCACCGATAGCATCACGAGAACGATTCTTTTCAGATTTCTGTTTAGCCTTAATATCTCTACGTGTTTCGTTACGTTTGATTTTAGCTACAGACTCTTCAGCTTTCTTACGTGTCTTGTTACGTTTTTCACGTTTATCCATAGCTTTACCACGAGCATTGTCAATCTTACGCATTTTATCTTTTTCAGATTTAGTTGCTTTACGATTACGTTTCTCGCGTTTATCCATGGCTTTACCACGTTTTTCATCGAGCTTCTGAGATTCAGATTTCTTATACTTACCTTGACCGTATCGTCTATCAAGTTTGTCTTGAATACGTGCTACAAGTTTCTTATCGATTTTACGCTTCTTATATCCAGCAGCGGCCATAGCTTTATCGCCAGATTTCTTACCAAGAGTACCAGTTGTTGTTTTAGAAGTAGTAGGATATACAGTCTTCTTAGCAACTCGGATAAGATTGCTTGCTGTATTAGAAACAGCTTTAGCTGTAGGGCGAACCATATTGGATGCTGTTTTGGCTGCTGAACTTACAGTCTTCTCAGACTTCTTGTACAGGTCACCAAACATGTCCATAACAGAACGTCCAGCACGACGAGCTTCGCTTACACGACGTTTAGCCTCTTCAGACCATTTACCGCCATGAAGGAGAATCTCGTTGTTAGGGTCAATATCTCTTACTGACCATTCTTGTTTCTCCATTATTACCTCCTAATAGGATTACCTGCTTCATCAACAGGATTACCTTGATAGTCTACAAAGTTACCATTCTCGTCTTGATAGACGTACTGACTAGGATCATCTTCACCCATACCAGGATCAGCTTCTTGTCCAGCAGTCGCAATACCGCCCATTTGGTTACCATCCGCAATATTACGGTTGTAAAGTTGGTCAGCAAGTGGATTAGGATGAGGTTCTTTACCAATGAATTGACGAATCTCATTAGGTGTAAGGATTGCATTACGAGAGAACAAGTCTGCTGTATTGGCAAGTTGTTCAATAGGAAGAATCTTGAATGGGTCACGATAGAACTGAACAATTTGTCCTTGAGTACGAGCAGTTTTACTAATAAAAGTAACATTTACTGCATCCACAATAGCTTGTAGGATTGGGTCAATTACTCGGTTGTAATAAAGGTTAAGCTCTGCACCAGATTGAGTACCATTGATAATATTCTCAGTGATACCAATTTGGTTGTAGAAATCTTGCTTAAGTTTATTAATATCCTCAAGAGTATTGTTCTGAATATTACCGCCAGTTGGAATGAATTTCTCATTGTTATCCAATGTAGCCAACCCATAAGTAGATTTACTCATCTCAGCTTCCAACTGTTTACGACGTCTATCCGCTTGCTTCTGATGATAATCAGAGTTTGTCTGATAAGGAAATTGGATAAAACCATTAATCTTACCAGCCGCGGCATTTCTGTCTTCAGAATTCATCAAGTTAATCTTTTGTTTCAAGAGTTGAAGCGTTTGGTTACTATCTTGTAGAATACCACTGAGTGGAGACTCAATAATAGCTACATCTTCTTTCTTGAGAGATTGTTCGAATTCCAATCCAGTGTCTTCGTTGTAATATCGCACCTTGACGCAGTCGGTAAACCATTGTGTAATTTTACCCACACGAACTGACTCAACATCGAAAGTCTTTTCACCATCCATGATTTTATCAGTGACAGTTGGGACGATAGCGATAACACCTTCATCTAGTAGAGACCACACCAAATCAATAATGAATGCTCGTCCAGTTTGGTCGATGTTAGCCTTGTAAGTAAGACAATCAATCAAACCAGATTTAATTTCATTTTGATTTTTTGTAAGTGCGTCAATCTTCAAGTGTTTGAACTCAACTGTAGATGCATCAATAGCAATACGGTTGATAATAGATTTAATCAAATCACTACCATAAGAGGTGTTCATTGATTGAATGTACGAAGGAGAATGATATGTCGAAATCGATTGCCAATTGGAACCAGGTTCGACTGTGAAACTACCATTACCCATCGCGTTCGCAGACTCGTACGTTTTGTACGAATGTAGCAAAGTCGACATATGTTCACCTTTCTACATAAACATCTCTCTATTACGAGTCATCGCAACCCAGGCATCCATAAGAGCAGCCACGTTATCGATTTTCTCATCAGAGCGACGCTTATCTAATTTGTAATTACCATTGTTATCCTGTAATGCTACAGAATTACCCATGGCGAATTTCATCAGCTCTTCGTCGAATATCAACATACGAGCCTCTGCAAGTGCTTTGATTTCACCCAATGGCACAGACTCAGTCTTAACACCTTGTCGTACTGTCTCAACACCATACTCACCGTTTTCCATACACCAACGGTCAACGAAAGCTCCAGCGTTGTAAGGGTCAAACCCGAATGACAGAACAGCCCAATCATGTTCATGAATGTAATCACGAACATCTTCGTATACTGCCACCCAATCCAAGAGTGAACCAGGCATGATTACCAATGTTCCTTCTTGTTGTAATTCATCGTATTTATATCTTGTTGCGGAAGGGAGTTTACGATACTTAGACTCGGATACATAAGATCTTGTCTTGATACCAAATCTCTCTCCACCCAAAGGAAATACCCAAGTAAATGCCCAGAAGTCATCCCCTTGTGATGCGTCCATACCCATAGAACATGGCAGTTTGTCATAGTTCTGATAAGCGTGTTTTTGGATCTCATCATAAGTAAAGAAGTAAGTGTAACCTTCAACGGGAATACCAAATCGCTTAGCAAGGATATCATTCCTTGTAGCAGGGTTGGCTTCCGCACGTTTTACGTCACGCATGTAAGCGTCATAGGATACAGTTACTCCGATATTAGGACTGGCTTTAATCCAGGCAGAAGGGTCGTTCACTTCGTTCAAGTCATCTAGACGATAATACCAGATTGATGTATGAGGGTCTTCGTATTCGCCTCGTAGGATTTTCAACAATTCCATTTTGATTGAGTCACCTACAGAGTCACGAACCGTACCCTCGGAGGATACTGCCAGGATAATGTAATCATCTACACCACCCTTGGCTGCTGATTGTTCTAGTGCACCGATAACGTCTTCCTTAACGTCACCAGAGAGCCACTCATCGACAGTACAATACTTGGCACGAGAACCTTGCAGTTTATCAATACGCATTGGTCTGATTTCGACATACGAATTGGTAATCTTGTTCTCAATACCTTTCTTAGTTGAAGCTAATTTAGCTTGTGTATACTGTGAGCGTGACTTGTTAGAACCATCAGTCAATACAGAGAACAACGGGCCACGAGACTTCGCAATAGCTGTTGAGAAAGGCATCATAACCTCTTCCGCTTGAGCCATTGTTGGAGCCGTTGTGATTTGTTGTGTTGTCTTTGTATCTGTTAATAGACCATATGCTTGGATAGTTGTCTCGTAAAGTGATTTTGAATTACCACGAGCGATAATTAAATACTGTTTGTTACGAAGACGTCGCTTCTTGCGAACTGTAATTCGACGACCAGTAGCTGGATCGATTGTGTCTTCCTCCGAATAGTAGTACCATGACAATAAGTCTTCAGCCCACATCTTAAATGTTGGGAGAAGAGTCAAGTCGGTACCATCGGTTAGAGTCAGTTCAGCTTCGCAGAAACGGACATATCCATCAATGGCATTTGGGTCATAGAAATACTCAGGATTAGCGATGTCATCATCAATCCTGTTCATTTGGAGTGAGATGTTCTCGCATACTCTAGTCTCGCCTCTTAAAACTGAGTCGCGAAACTCACCATAATATTTCGGGACCATAGTATTAGATAACATAAGTTACTCCGTTAATTACCATTGGCTTTCTTGTTGAAGTCGCTATAGAATTTAGCAGCGCCTTTAAGCATATCGTTACTAGATTTGAGACTTTCATATACGTCTCTGTCTTGTTTGTAACGTTTGATATTCTTAGGATTACCACTATATGACTTGGCATCCTTATCGTATGAAACACCGTAGGCTTCAGGTCTAACGCCATTACGATAGAACATCTTTTCCAAACCATAATCGGCTGCGACTTCCATACCAACAAGAGCGGCAGTTGTAAGAATTTTCTTACGACGCTCTTTCTTAGCTTGTTCAGCTTTCGCACGTTCTCGTTGTGGAGAATATACCAAGGACTCGAATTCGCGTTCAGCTTTAATACGTTCGTTACGGGCTTTAATAGCTCTCGTACTCATACGGTCACGATGCTCGTACTCGTAAATAAACTGGTCTTCACGCATTCTGTCGTTAACTTTCTTAACATTACGTTTACGACGAGGGTCTTGGTGTTGTTGTGCGGCGATTTGGTCGTTAGGGTCTTTCTTGCGGAACTTGCGTAGAATACCACCTGTTTTAGGATTACGCATTGCTCCTGAAGAACCACTAAAACGACCTTTACGTCTACCCCATTTCATACCCAGGATACCATAATGTAGAAGGTCGTCCTGAGATTGTTGTTGAGCAGAAATGAGGACTTCGTTGATAGAGTTAGTTTTCACCATTCTCCACCTCCATTCTAATCCTCCATAGTAAATGCTCAAGCGATTTTTCTAAGATTGATTGTTGTTGTGATGGCGGTGGGTCAAACATCAACATAATATATTGGACGACATACTGTTTACCAGTTTCCAATAGATTCTCATTGTCGACATCTTCCCATTCCATTTTGACGTCTTTGTCCCAATCACCAGTCCACTCAGGTTGTTCCATTAACAAACCATTTTGTTTGAGTGTAAGGAACGCAGTTGAGATTAGTGATTCGATAGAGAAGACGTACTGACCATCAACAACCAAATCTTTTGTCAACGATGGGGCTCGTTCGACAACATCTTGTAAAATAGATGACATTTATTTACCCCATAGATTTGTATCGCCTGGTGTTCTTTCGACATACTCTTCCTCTTTGGGTTTACCATAGTGGATTGTATTGTGTGTCGCAATAGAACAACAGATTAGGTTGTCTTTATCGAAGAGTTTCTCGACATTCCAATTCTCGATATCCTCCTCGAATAAAGGGTTAATATGGTGAACGATAATAGGTCCTTCAATTGGTAATCCTAAGATACCAAGGTCGCAACCTAAATCTCGTTCGATGACTTCATCTCGCACGCGCATCCATTCACGCGACTTGTAGAAACGATTGGACATGTGACGTGGAGAAGTAGCGTTGCCATCTAGCAACATCAGGTATTCTAGTCTAGCATTCCAGTCTTCCTGTTTGAGGGCTAGTTCTGCTGACCTAACCTTCCATGAATTCTCCTTCAAGCCAATCGTCTCCTTCTTCCTTGTCGTGTGAAGGTAAATATCCAGCGAAAGCACGCATTGCCTCCGTGTACGCCTCGTTAGACTTACGTTCAGAGTTGATAGCTTCAGTTTTAGCCTGGAGCATTTCGTTCTGTAGTCTTAAGTTTTCTTCTTTTAGTTGATTAGTAGGGGAAGCACGATTTAACCAAAACACAATTTCGGCTGAACTGGCTTCACCATTACGGAGACGCTCTTCGGATACTTGCATTGCGAGTGCTTGCATCTTCTTGTCATATTGTTCAGGGGTCCGTCCCTGGAATTTTGGTTGTAGTGTTTCATCCATACTCTAGCTCCTATTCAGCGTCAGCTTCCTTGCTTGCAAGATATACTTGTTCTACAGAGAATTCTGAGTTAGCAACAAAGCCACCTTGTAGGAGTTCGATGAATTTGCCATCAGCAGTTTCACGACCTTTGAACTGTGTACCTTCAGGAAGTACATCCTCACTTGTTGTGTCGTCTACTGGTGCTTTACGTACAATTACACCTGCTGGTGCAATCACTTTATAGTGATTATACATGGGTTTCTCCTTACTTTTAGTATAGTTTTTGAGACATACCTATCTCAACCACACACACTAGCCGTACCAACGACATAGAACCAGCATAATAAAACCCAAATTTAACTCAGAAGGAATGAAACGTACGGAGAAAGGATGAAACCCGCATTGTTTTTAACACAGTATTGCTTACATAGTGTGTTTAGACCTGTAAATATGGCTAGTGTGCATGACTGAAATAGGTATAGACCTAAAATCAGTTTTCAAATTTTTGCAACGGGGAAATTTTCGAGAGCCCGGACGATGACGGGAGGGTGGTTGATTTTTTGACCCCCCCTATGGTCTGGGTTGATGATTAATCATCTGTATAGATGAGGTCACCATCTTCGTCGTATTGTAGCTCTTGTTGTGGTTCATCATCCTCTGGAGGCGATGGAACGTACACAATGTTACCCCAGATGTTGTGCTCTAGGACCTCTGCCTCTGCCAGTGCCCACGCCTCGTCATCGTTCAACCATGGTTGTGCACCTAGCTTGGTGTCGTAGATGCGAGCGAGGTAGCGGTCGAGGTAGTAGCCATGCTCGTGATCCCACTCTACCCACTGATCGTACTGGTCTAGTGGTGAGTAGGGGTTGTCACTAGTAGTCAGTGCCATGACTGTGTGCTCCTTCCTTAGTGTAGTAGTAGTGGTACAGTGTAGTAGTTGTAGTGTACTAGACTGTAGTGACTAGGACTGGTTGACGTAGCGGTTGATAGTAGAGGTACTAACACCAAGCTGCTTAGCAACCTCAGCATAGGTGTGACCATTCGCTATCATAGCAGCCGCTCTATCAGCCCTAGCTTTAGAGAGTGTAGTAGTAGGACGTGGTGTAGCCAAGCTCTTGAGTTGGTCACTGTCCATGTACTTGATGAGTTCCTGTAGCTTAGTAGTAGAGATAGCATTAGCTTGTATTGCATCCCACTCAATATCAGTAATCTTAACAGGATTTCTGTGCGCACCTACTTCTTCTCGGGCTGCAGTAATTGCCTTAGCTCTAAGCTTCTTAACATCAGCCTTTGATAATTCTTCTCCATTTGCTGTAGCTCTATCCAGTTCACGTTGAATGTTAGAGTTAGCTAGAATCTGTGCCTGTCTTTCTCTAGGTTTATTTAACTTAGCGAGCTTGACCTTCTCGTTGAGAGAGTTCACTTCGTCTGTATAAATCTTAGCAGCAACAGGACTTTTCTTTGGAGTCTTAATAGATGCAAACTCTGACTCAGCTTTAGACTGACGAGCTTTAAGATTATTAATATAATCTACATATTCTTTTTCTACAGGAGCAGCCTTCGGTCCAAGGTAGACTGAAGCATCCTTGATGACAGAGGTGATAGGTACGTCGATACCACCACGGTTGACGACCTTCTTCTTACCATTCTTGTCAATGATTTCTACATTCTCTCCACCAACTTTTACTGTTTGTTTTCTACGAGATAATACAGAAGATGCACCTAAAGATATACCATCTTTATCTTTATTTAATTTATTTAAATCGGTTACTTTTAATTCTTTTCTTGTACGTTTATCGTAATAAGAAAGTTTATCGTAATCAATTCTATCCACGTGTTCCATATAATTCTTACGAAGTTCTGGAATACGATTTTCTTTTTCACTACGCTTGTAGTTAAGCTTATGTTTATATGCATCGATAACAACCATTGAATGTTTTGTTGCTCGAGCTAACTCTTCATTGGATGCACCACGCAAAGTCATATCAGTAATAAGATTAGATACAATACCCATTTGTTTCTGTTGATACTCTTTACTGATAGGTTTGAAGGAACCTTCTGGGTCTTTGTATTGTTTAGGGTCAAACCCTTTCAACTCCTTGAGCATAGGAGCAGACTTGTACTTACCTTCATTGTTAGGGATAACATAAGCTACGTCACCATCGAAGTCAGCACCTGATAGTTTACCTGCTACCTTTGGATGGATACCAATAGCATCAGGAGAATCACCACCAATTAGTTTCTTACCTGGACCTTTGTTGTTTACAATAAGCTCAGGGATTTCGAAGCGACCAGCGTGTGGATAACGTACCAAGATAACACGAGTACCATCTTCATAACGAGGAGCGAATACTTCGTTCTCTTTCATGTTAGGAACTGGTAACAATACATGACCACGGAAACCAGCAGGAGCTGAGGCTTTAATATGTACAGCCTTAGACTCAGTAGTTTGGATATAATCTTCTAATAGTTTACGTTTAACTATTGGATTATCTACCTTCATGATTTCATCGTAGTCTGTATCATGTTCTTTTAATGTAGCACGTAGACGTTCACGAACAACAGGACGAGGTTGTTTAGCCAGGAACTGAGATGATAATGTCTTAGACCAATCATTCCAATCTCCTTCTTCGTTGACAATATTAACCTTACCAACCTTGTAGATAGGAGTTGTTAGCTTATGACCAATACGTTTCTCTTCAGCAGCGGTTGCAACTTTATCAACAACAGGATTACCTTTCTTATCTAGAAGAGGTGGTTGTCGTTTAACTGCGGCAGAGAATGGGTCATCTTGATTAATCTTACCATCAATAAGGTTCAATGGTTTAAGTACATCCTCTTTAGGCGTACCTTTCTTCTTGTTCGTGTTAAAGATAACATCGACACCGTCTGGAAACATCTTATCGTCTCCATAAATAGCCATACCTTTTAGATAGTGAGTGTCACCTACAGCGATACGAACTTGGGCATACTTTTTACCACCTAAGTTAACATCTTTTGAACCAGGACGAATATACATAACACCATCTTGTGTTTCTCCATCCTTGTCAGTACCGTGACCTTTCTCACCTTCTGGAATAGCATACTTAATTTGTAGACGGTTCCATGGAATACTAGTTACATCTTGTAGTTTTTGGATATTTGTTGTTCCAGCACTATCTGCACGATATTTGGTAGAACGAATCTTATCCTTGTTGTCATAGACATCTTTAATTGTCTTATCTGCAGTAGTAAGCACAGCAGTTTGAGGTTTGTTCATTGGATTAGTGGCATTTGGTACGTTAATCTTATAGAATGCGTACTCGCCAGTATCCACCAATGCACGACGAGCAGACTTAAGACGGTCTTCAGATACACCTAGTTGCGCTTCGACACCTTCACCTACATCAAGATATCCTGTTTGAGCTACAGACTCTTTGAGTCTAGCTACAAGTTCTTGTGTTGTGATACGGTCTGCACGTTCTTTAAGGGTTTCTTGATTAAGAGCCTTACGAACACTTGTTTCAGACCAACCAGTCTTCTCCATAATTTCCCTTACAGGACGTCCATCTGCAAACATGTTTTTAGCAAGCTCAGTATTGTATTGGCGTTGTTGTTCACGCATAATATTGATTTTACTACGTAATGCATTGACAGACATACCTTCTAGGTCTGCAATTTTCTTATACACTTCGTTACTGTCAAGACCTTGAGCCTTGAATTCTTTAAGACGACGTTGGTGTCGTTGAATCCATTCTAGGTCGCCAGGTGACATATGTTGATATGGATTCTTACCAGAACCTTTAGGATATCGTCCTGACGTGGCTGTACCAATGTGCATAAGAATGTCTTGTGATTCTTCACTAACCTCGGCTAGCTCTTGAGGTGTGTAGTAATCTTTCATTTTCAGGAATTCCTTTCTAAAAATACGTAAAAATACAGCTATTTTAGAATGCCTCTGAGAGGCTCTGAGAGCCCATATAAGCCGTTTTACGCGTTTCTGGTATAATTGTGCACGATATACCCTAACGTTGAATATACGCTATTCTGTGGCTTCTGAGGCGTATTCTGACGCGTCTAACTGTAGAATCTTGTATTTTAGCAGATTTTAGATTGTTTGTCATAATATATTATGATAAAAAATGAAACGAGTAGTGAGACTTCACCTACTCTAAAGAACGAAATAGGGCAAATTCCTATTTCCTCTCTATTAGAGAAGTGGAAAAGGCAAAAATATGTGCGGTTTTAGTCAAAAAGTGGTTTCTGATCTTCTTTCCACTCTACATAAATACGGTCGATACTACGTTTACTATACTTGTCTTTGTATTTGTCGTAAATAGTATCAGGGACTAATCCTTTAGTAAAATCTTCATAGATTTGATTACGAGCCGAACCATTCTTGAATGTTCCTCTAGGACGTCCTGGACGTTTCTTGCATTTGCTGTAATCAATATAGTGTTTATTAAGATACCGTTTAAGTGCATAACGGCTGCTAAATCCCATTTCTCGTTGTATAAGGTCTAGTGTCCATTCATGGTCTACAAGCCATTGTACATCTTCTACTTTGATTTCGTCTTCATTTCGTTGTAATGATTCTCTCATGTTTTTATATCCTCCATATTGTGTTGCTTTACGTTCATATTGATCGTAATAATTCTTAATAATAAAATCAGTCCCTTGTCGTTCTTCTATCGACTTAAATACAAGATTTTTTATATAGAAATCTTTATTATCACCTAATTGCGAATTAGAGCTAACCATCTCCCATAGTTCACACATATCATTATTTCTTTCTTGGTCATACTTTTGATAATGTACGATATAGTTATCGTATACAAATTTGTTGATATCGTCATGCCAAATAAGACCATCCACACCAAAAACTTCTAAAACATGATTAATAACGTTATCCAATCCTTCTTTTGAGAAGTGCGTACGAATCATTATTTCTTTAGTTGTTTCAAAATTATAATTAGCTCTACAGTAAATATACATTACTGTTCTATCAGCGCTCGTAATTTCTTTTGTATCAACATGTTGTCTACCAAGCACATCGTATAGTTGTTGTTTATATTCCACATGATCTCCTAATCTAAACAATATCTCGTTTATAGATAAATCTGGTTCTGTAAGATAATACATCATAAACCTACAAATTAGATTCAATTCAAAGTTTTTCAAAAACGAACCATCTCGTCTAGACATTGCAAATATTCTGTATGGGTAATGCGGATTTAAATGTTTGACATCTTTACATTGTATTTTATCATACACGCTTACTCTTTTTTGCATGATAGTGTTATTGTTTAATTCATTGAACATAATTATACTCCTTTATATTTTTGTTAAAATTTCGTAGGAAAAATTTTTGTTGGAATTTCGTTATCGATCAGGAAGTTTTTATCCTTAATTTCCTATATTTTTTATAGAAAATTCACATGAAAAAGAATCCAACAAAAAAACTAAAATACCCCAAAAAACAACGATTTTACCCCAAAAACACCCCAAAATAGGCCATTTTTTCGTCAAAATTATTAGTTAAAATGGTAACATTAAAAACCTCGTCTGACTTATTAGTAAAAAGTGGTAACAAAACACCCCAAAAACACCCCAAAA